TTGGTTAAAAGTGTTTGTAATATCGGCATTATTACTTTTATTAATAAGAAAATATAATTTAAATAATCCGAAACGTGAGGGATTTGCACAAATGGATAAATATATTATTAAAGAAAATGATGATTTATATGATGATTTTTATGTTGATTATTATGATGACTTATCGGAGGATATATCTAAATTAAAATTTGAATTAACTGAAATATGTCACGCAACGGAACCCACAAAAAAAAACAGTAAAATATTAGACATCGGATGTGGTACTGGGAATTTAGTAGACAAATTTGTAAAAAAAGGTTATACAATAAAAGGCGTTGATAAATCTAAAGCTATGGTTGAAAAAGCATCAAAAAAATTCCCTGGTTGTGATTTTGTCAATTCGAATGCATTAGATTCTATGTCACATCCTCCAAATTCATTCACTCATATTTTATGTACTTATTTTACTATTTATTATATGGAAAATAAATTACCTTTTTTCAAAAATGCTTATGAGTGGTTAAAAAAAGATGGAACATTAACATTGCATTTGGTAAATCGTGATAAATTTAACCCAATTGTTAATGCCGCCGATGTATTAATAGCCGTATCACCGCAAAAATATGCAAAAAAAAGAATCACCAATTCATTGGTTAAATTTAAAGATTTCCAATACAAAGCGGATTTTAAATTGCAAAAACATAAAAATCTCGCCATATTTGATGAAACATTTAAAGATGATTCAAGTGGGAATGTTAGACAAAATAAACATACATTATTTATGGATACGCAAAAAAATATATTGGGATTGGCTAAATCAGCTGGATTTATTTTACAAGGCAAAATAGATATGATAAAATGTAATTATCAATATCAATATTTATATATTTTAAAAAAGGCTTAGATTATAAGTATAAATTAAATATTTATAATCAAATCATACATTATGTTTGAATCGTTGTTAAATATTATTGTAATCGTTTCAATTATAATATGTTTATGTATAGCGTATTTTAAATTAAAATATCCTTTTTGGTCAAGACAACCTGTTTTTCATTATCATAAATTAAATTATTGGATGTTTCCACCCGGTATTATTCAAGATAAATTACCAATAAAAAATAAATTTTACGATTTTGATATTAATTTTTTTAATGCAAATAATATACCTACTGAAAAAAAAGACATTTTTATAGATTTTATAAAATCAAATTTCTTACCAAATTCTTCTGAATTTTATAATCCACCCGAAAATGCAATAATGGATAATTTTAAACATCACAATGATAAATCTTTTGTTTCAATGAAAATATACAACAACGCAATATTGGCTTGTATGACTTCTAAACCATTGGATTGTTATTTGGATGGTAATAAAATGACGATTAATTATGTTGATTATTTATGTGTAAATTCAAAACACCGAAAAAAAAATTATGCTGGTAAACAAATTTATACACACTATTGTCATACTAGAAATAAATCCAATAATATTGTATCATTTTTTAAAAGAGAAAATGTCAAGACATCTATGGTGGTACCGTTGACTTCTTATAAAAATTATATGTTTGATCATAATAATTGGAAAATGTGTCTAAATTTTAATATGCCGAATATTAATATTGTATTCATTAATAAAACAAATATGAATAAATTTTATCAAATTTTTATGGAAAGTAAAAAACATTTTAACTGCTTTATCGCTGTTAATTTGGGGCACGTTTTTTATTTAATTGAAAAAAATCACATATTTATTACTGGGTTAATGATAAATGAAGTATTTCAGGGATATTATGTTTTTAAAAACCCATATACTACGTATAATAATAAAAATAGTTTGGAATTTATGTCCAGTTATGTAAATAAAAATATTGATGGTAATATTTTTACTTTAGGGTTTATGATATCATTAAATCTTATTTCTAAAGATATTGAAAGTCAAATTGTTTTTATTGAAAATATTTCAAATAATAATAAAATTCTTAAACTATTATTGGAAAAGTATAAACCTGTAAAAACATTTATAAATTCGTATTATTTTTATAATTTTGCTTATTTGTCGAAAGAAAGCAAAGATGTTTTTTGTTTACTTTAACGTTTAAAATCAACGTTTAAAATCAACGTTTGTATTTACTAACTCTTGCAAATGAATCAACGATAAAAATAACAAAAACGCCTAAAAACATATATAATACCAATTCTTCTGTAATATTATTTGTTTTTGAATCCTTTTCTTCTTCTAAAAGATGAATCATATAATTTAATTTTTCAAATAGTTTATCTTTATTATCTAAAATTTTTGGCTGATTTTGTGATTCGGTATAATATGGAATATATTGATTGTAATATTTTTCATTAGCTGCATAATCATCTAAATTATTAAAATCGTTATTGGAGATAGAATTATCGGCGATATTATCATTTTCAATTATATCATCTGGTTGTTTTGTTATTAATGGTTTAGGAGGAGGATTAAAATCTGCTAAACCTGAGCCATCTGTTGAATCATTGTTTCCAACATCTTTCATTAAATTTAGGAAATTTTCAACATTTTCACCTGTCATTTTTTTTTTATCCGGTTGCATTCTTTTTTTAAAAGTTTTATTTTTCTTTTGTTTTTTGCTATTATATTTATTTTCTAAATTTTCCATTGATTCTATTTCACTATATCCAAGTGATGACATTCTTATAAAAAAAAGAGATAAAAATTTATTTATAATAACTTGAAAAATATATATAGTAATTTATATATATGATGTATTTCAAAAAACAAAACTTAAGTTTTATTTTGGCGTTTTTATTAATCATTCTAATGTATAATACACCTCAATCTCTTAAAAATTTTTCAAAACAAACAGTGGGTAGAGTTGTCTTGGTTTGTATATTATTATATTTTGCATTAGATTGTGATTTGGCCTGTGCTATTATATTCGCTAGTATGATAGTCGTATTGCTTCACGATAATAAAGAAGGTATGCTTGGCGGCCAACTTAAAAAATTAGCAGATGCAACAACAGCAAATGTTAATCAAATGGGGTTTAAAGGGAAAGAAGGTATGGATGAAGGGACAGATCACAATCACGTTAGTGGTAATCACACACACGGTGAAGAGGAAGATGAAGAAACAGGCTCATCCGCGGCTGCGGTGGGATCTGCGGTTGCTGCGGCGGGAACTGCTACGGGAACTGATACGGGATCTGCGGGAACTGCTACGGGTACTACTACGGGATCTACGGGAACTGCGGCTGCTACGGTTGCTGCGGGAACTGAAGGATTTATCGGATTAAACAATATGAAAGATGTAACGAACAAATTGCGGAATTATTTAGGATTTAGCATTACGGATTTGGATCGTTTTATGAAAACATCTGGTGAAAAAAATACAATGTTAGCAACAAAAGATCATAAATAAATTATATCAATATATATTAATATGTTACCAAACCACGTTCATTTATTTTTAGGTAAAATAAATAATAGCAAATTATTTGCTGGATTTGTTATGATCTTATTAAATATAGGATCACGGTTTGTAAAAATTGAAGTTTCAAAATCCCAAGAAAAATATTTAAAAAAATCTTTGGGCAGACATTTAATGATATTTGCTGTTAGTTGGTTGGGTACAAGGGATGTATTAATTGCATTAACAATCACTGCAATTTTTAATGTTTTAATTGGTTATTTATTAAATGAAAATAGTCGTTTTTGTATTATACCGCATAAACTTCGCGAATTTGAAGATATATTGGATTTGAATGGTGACGGCGAAGTAACTGAAGATGAAATCAATAAAGCTATGGACATTTTACAAAAAGCTAAAAAAACGGAAAAACACAAAGGGATGTTAAAAAATATAAAACATTTTTCATTATAATTAAAAACTAAAAACTTAGTTTTTAATTCTCTAATAAATATATTAATGGACAAAAAAACAGAAGAAGAAAAAGAAAAAGAAAGATTGGAAAATGAAGAAATAAAAAAGCAAGGAAATATTTTGGCTCAATCGCGCATTCAAGAGGCAGAAATTAAAGAAGAAAAACGAAAGGAAAAAGAAAATGAAGATAGATTAAAAAGAATAAAAAAGACCAGTACAAAATGTAAAAGAGTTGGAGAAGTTGATTTCAAAGTTAAAATAAAATATAAATGCGAATCTGTTTGTGGGAAAAAATACTATATTTTTAATAATGTTAGTGAAACTTATCCATTTATTGATGAAAATGATATTGTTTTATATGATAATCCAAAACATTCAAATCATAATAGAGAAGCAATAGTCATCAGTTATGGAATGCAGGGAACAGGTTCTAAAGATTTTAATAAAAATAAAAAAGTACCATATTTTTTAATAAAATTTATAGAACCTTTAGACAAATTACCTTTTTATGTTTTGAATGTTAACGGTTTAAAAGTTAAAACAAATAAAAAAATTGTGTTTATTGATAACGTGTCATATGATAATTTGAAATTAGTTTATTCAACTATGAAAAGCGATAAAATATGTCTCCACAAAGATAACCTTGATTCAAAAAAATATAATGAAGAAAAAAAAAAATTTGAAAAACAATATGATTATCAAAATAATAATTCTGAATTGAATTTCAAAGAATTAGTTTTAAAAACAACAAAACAAACAGAAGAAATTATCAAACTAAACGAAAAAGAATTAAAAAAAATTCTTGATAAACAAACAATTAAAAAAAAGTTTGTAAATCAAATAAAAGTACTTACCAGTTATGTAAGAACTTTTAACCCAACAAAAAAGAAAGAAACAAAGAAAGAAACAAAATCTTTTCAAAAGACTATTGTTTATTTTAATACAATACTTGATTTTAAATATGATAAATCTCTTTTAAAGGTAGACACTAGTTATTTGGATGTACCGGGTTTAATTATTTATATTTATATTTATACCTTATTAACCCGTTCAAAAAAAAAATTGAAATATATAACAAATTTTAAAGATGACATTCAAGATGACATTCAAGATAAAAATGAAATAATTAAACAATTTATAGAAATAATTAAAAAACTTAAAGATGGTATGGAAAAGGTTAAACAATTTTTTTTAAAAAAATATAAAAAATTATTCGATAATAATGCGGATGATAATTTAGAAAAAATAATAATGAAAATAGTTCTAAAAAACATAGCCAATGCAAATCTTGAAATAAAACCATATACCTATAAACATTTTATAATGGATAGATTAAAAACTGATGTACGTAAATATTTTAAAATTAATAGCGAATTTAAACCCGCAAAGGTATTTTTTAAATATGCAAACCCAGAATTAGTAAAATTGGATTTGGAAAATCAAATTAAAGATAAAAAAGAGAGAGATGATCAATTTATAAAGTTAAATTCAAATAATAAACTGGTAAACCCGACATCTGATAAAATATTTATATTGACAAGTATTGATACAATTTTTAATAATGAAAAAAAAATAAACGATATTGATTATTATTTTAATGAAAATGTTAAAATAGACAAAAATCTTAATCAAATTGAAGTGAAAATAAATATTGGATTGACAATTAAAGATAAAAAGTCAAAAGATGTGTTATTTGAAGATAATTTTAAAGATAAATCAAAAGATAGTAATATAATAAATACAGTTAAAAAATTTGTGAATAGTATTCAAGATAATATGGAATGTCAAAAATCAAAGGAAAATATACTCATAGATATAAAAGAAATTAAAAAAAAATTAGGGATGTCTGACAAACCCGGCGATAACACTGGCGATAACACTGGCGATAACACTGGCGATAACACTGGCGATAACACTGGCGATAACACTGGCGATAACACTGGCGATAACACTGGCGATAACACTGGTGATAACACTGGCGATAACACTGGCGATAACACTGGTGATAACACTGGCGAATTATCAGGTAAATAAATATATTTAAATTACTTAAATATGTTTTTTAAATAGTATTAATGAGTCAAAAAATTATAGTGCCGAAAGTGCTGAAAATGCCGAAAATAAAAACAGATTTACAAAGTGATATAAAAAAGAAATTTGAAATACTAAAAAAAATTAATAAAACAGAAAAAAAAAATGCAATTGAAACAACCAAATATTCATTTTTTGTAAAAAATAGTCCAAAATTACAAATACGCATTGACAATCGTTTGGTGAATAAACAAAAAAAAGAAAAAATTTCTTGCAATGGGTTGTGTTATGTTTTGTATTTAGTGTTTAAAAATTTTGGGTTAAAAATGCAAGATCATTTATTGTTGGGGGGAGAACACACTCAAAAAATTTGGCCATCTTCTTTGTCCCCAAAAAGAATAAAATCATTATCTCCCAGGGAATCAATGTCGTCAGAAGATAAAAAGGAGATTGTTTTAAACGATCCAAAGTTTGGAATGTTTAGTTTATTTAAATATCATTTAAAAAGAGGTTATTTAAATAATGAGTTAAAAAAATCAAATAAAGTATTTTGTTCACATATTTTTTCTCTATTTTTTGCTTTACCAATACTAATATTTATTGGTCAATGGATATTATTTTTAGGATTAATTTTGCACGAAATCCATTCATTCGATGGTGAATATTGTTCTAATTCCGCTAATTTTGAAAATAAATTAATGATTTGCGGCATTAGTATTATATATTTTGCACGAAGTTTTTTTCTTTGGGATAGTTTAACAAATAGCATAGGTTTAACAAAAATGAATAGGGCAAATAGTTTTACATCAATTATAGATACATTTCAAGAGTTTGCATTTAATTTGTTTGTATATGGTGCCAATATTTGGGTTGTTTTTATAGAAACGGATATACGCGATATGATTTTAAATTCATTGGCTATGGAATTTTTAATGATACTGGATAATGAATTTGAAGAATTATATTTTAGATATGTTCCCGGAGCAGCAGAAGATATTTATGATAATATTTTTGTAACGTACAAAGAAAATAAAGATATCGTTGAAAAAAGAAAGGAAAAAGATGGCTGCTTTAATTGTGTTAGTTGTTTAGTATTTATACCATACAAAGTATTGGTTTGTTTAATCTTTTTTTTCCCCTTTTTCTGTTGTTTTATGATTTTCGCCGGCCCCATTTGTAAGTAATTTTTTTTCTAAATTAGCTAATCGCAATATCAACATTTCAATTTCCTTTTCTTTATCCAGTACTTCAATTTGATAATACCATCTGTATAAATACGTAGAACCATTATATGTCATCGCGCCTACATTATAAACAAGATCAAATGTTTCATATAATATAAATCCCAAAACCATTTATATTATATTTATATTTCTTTTCAATATGCTTTTTGAATCATTTAAAATATATGTTTAAAGATTTAATGACACCGTATTTCTTTCACTTTTTGGTTTTCTTCTACTTTTTTTTGGTCTACTCATATCGGTTTTATTCATTTCATCTAATTCGTTAACGCTTATTGTTGATCCCGGAGACTTTTCTCTAATATTTATTTTTTTTGTTTTTAAGCCCGATAAAATATCGCGGAGATCCTGGCCCTGCGAAGTTGGACCGCGCATTTCTTTGCGTTTCTCGTTCACAGATGCAAAATTAGATTCCATATTTTCGGCATCTTTAAATTCGGCACGTTTATCGCCTCTGGCCATTGAAATGTCGGGTCGCTTATTCATTCTAGGTGGTCCTGGAGGGCCTCCCATAGGAGGTTCCATTGTAAATGTTGGACCACCCTGTGCTGGACCAGAGTCTCCACCCATCATACCACTCATAAAGCTTCCTAATCCAGGATTATTTTCACCCATTGAATTTGCAGCAGCCTGTGTAAATTGATTCATCAAATCTGGATTCTGCCTCATAATGTCATCCATACCGGGCATAGCAGATTTAAACATTGTATTTGTCATATGAAGCATTACCGCACTCCCCCCAAGCATAAACAATAATTTAAGTTCTGGTGCCATTTTTGCTTTGGAACCATATTTTTCGTGTAATTCTCCAAATACATCATCATAATCATCCATATTTTCATTCACTGATTCCGCCCATCCGTCCAATTTTACATCAAATGGGTCAAAACGACTATTCAGAAATTCTAACCCAGATACACAAGCCATCAACATTTTTCCTTGAAATTTTACACTATTTCCCTTATCTCGTTCACCCATCAATGTTTCATATTCACCTTTCATTTCTTCTAATGGCGAATCCATTGAATATTTCTTACTTAATGAGGCTCCTTTTTTTTCAATATTTTCAAGTAATCTCAAATATTTAAATTTTTCCCTTAATAATTCTTTCGCTGTTAATTTTTGTACAGACGGTGCAGAAACATTTGGGTTTATGGGTATATCATTAAATTTTTTAAAATTACCGTCTTTTGATTTGGTTTTAACGTCTTTATTGGCATCTCCAAAAGATACTCTTTTATCGGAATCTAATTTTATAGAAATATCTATTTTTTCATTAGGCGAATCTTTTGGTAAATTTATTCCCGAAAAAATATTATTTCTCGCTTCTTTTAATGATGATTTGCCTCCTAAATCTATATCATTGATATCAGATAAATTATCCAATGAAATGTTTTTTAAAGAATTTTTAGGCGACTGATTTACTTTATTTGGATTCATTAATAAATCGGCTCCTGGTCCAAAATTTACGCTTTTTTTATTTGAAAATCCCGAATTACTGTTTTCAACAATATTAAGTTTCGGCATACTAGATTCAATATCAATTTCCTCAATATTAATGTCCATCTTATGTTTAATATAGATCATTTAATTTTAAGTAAGACGCATAATAAATATTTTATTACTTCTAAAATATTTATTTTAATATATCAAATAACCATTTAAATAACCATTTTTATAACATTTTTATAACATTTTTAATATACCATAATGCTTGCAAAAAAGAATCAGCTAAATCATCTTTTTTTGAATGTTTATTAAAAACATCTACCCATTTATATAATAATTCATTTTCATTAATGTAATTTCTGGTAATTTCTATACCCAATTTTTTTCGTTCACCGTAAGTCGTTTTCTTCTTATTTAAAAATTCTTTTAATTTATTTGATGCATTGATAAATTCTATATCATCATTACCATTTTCAATAAAATGTTGTGTTATCATACCCTGTAACATCTTCATTCTAAGAGCTAAAGGGCCAATTTGATTTTCAATTATTATTTTATCTATTTCTTTTTCTCCAAAATTTTTATCCAAATGATTTTTTAATAATTTGCCACAATCAATCATATTTAATGAATTTGTATTAATTTTTTCTATATAATTTAAATATTTTTTATCAATAAAAGTTTCAACTGTTGGAATTAATTCATCTTTTGGATATTTTTTTCTAATTTCTTTAAGTGATAAATTTCCAAATATTTCATTTTTATGAGTAAATTCAATTAAAGCTTTCAGACTTAATTTATTTCTTTTAATTTTTTTATTAATTTTATTTATTTCTTCCGTTGGAATTAAAAATTTGTTATTTTTCGCGTGAATTTTGCAATAGTAAATATCATTTTTGAAATATTTCGCTTGTTTATTGCATATTTCTTTATTTTTCTTTTTACATTTACATATCCAATGTTTTTCACGACAGATATTTATAACACCCCAATCAATAATTGATATATTTGAGTCATTATATTCCAAATAACAATACGCTAAATTTTTAATTCCTACATCAAAACTTAATATTTTCATTATATTTATATCTGATAAATATTTAAATATTTTTATTTTAAACTTTCCAATCTTATTTTAAACTTTCCAATCTTAATAAATCTTCTTGTGTAACAATTGGGCTAACATATTTACTCTGCAAACTAGCTCTAGATATATATAAATTTTTTAAATCTGATTGTTGATATCCATATGGTATATGTTTGTCGCCAATACTTTTATATAAATATCTATTTGTTTTATTTATTTCATTAGATCTTTTTACACATTCCGACGATTCATCGCAAGATTTAATCGTGTTGTTTTCCATTATAGTTCTACCATTTTTCATTAAGTATTGTCTATATTCATAATTGCTTTTGATACCATTTCTCTTTTTTATTTTTTCATTTAAATCACACGCTGGATTTACATCGGTAAATAGTCTTCCATCACTCATTAAAGGAGGATTTGAATGATGGATATTGTTTGAACCAGAATAACAAGTGCCCCAACTCATATTTATATAAATATAATATAAAATTATTATTAATAAATTTTATATTATTTTTGGATTTTATTTTTGGATTTATTTTTGGATTTATTTTTGTAATAATTCAACCAATTCACTTTTTTTTAAAGATTTATAACCACTCTTTCCCTGTTCGGAACACATCTTTCTTAATTGAACTACTTTAAATTTGCTTAAATCAATTGTTTCCTCCAAGTCAACGGCATCTTCAACGGCATCTTCAACGGCATCTTCAACGGCATCTTCAACAGCATCTTCAACAGCATCTTCAACGGCATCTTCAACGGCATCTTCAACAGCATCTTCAACGGCATCTTCAACGGCATCTTCAACGGCATCTTCTTGATATCCTTGATGAACAGTATCTTCTGCCTTTTTAACAATAATTTCATCACTTTCTAAATTATAACCAAGATCTTTTGTATTAAATAATACATCTGTGTTTTCCAAATTCAAAGCTATTTTTTTAACATTTTCACGAGACAACATTTCATTTCCAATAATTAAATCATTACTTTCGTCGCCGCTATCATCGCTATCATCGCTATAATCGGAGTCACTATCATCGCTATCACCGTTTTCAGTATCTGATACATCAATTAAATTAATTCTTTCTTGGGTTTCTTCAACTTTATTGGGTTGGGTGTGGTACACATCATTTGGTATAAACTGATTTTGTTGCCTATCTTGTGCGTGACTTTGTATTAAATTGAACATAATTTCTAATTTTTCTTCTACTTTGGATACCCTGGTTCTAAAGTATACAAACAATAACATACTACTTAATAAAACAGTTACTAAGGAAATTAACAATAATCTCAGTTTTTGCATTATATTATTTATTTTTAAGATAATTCTTTTAATATTTAAACGAACCAAATTAATTTAATGTATCAATTATATTTCGCGAAGATGTAATTATTTCGCTAGGATAATCAAGTTCTTTTAACACCGTAATACCACCTTTTACATTTGAAATACCTTTCATAATTTTATAATGATACGTTGGTACATCTTCCTTAATGTCAGTATGCATGCAATTATTTTCTATATATTTCTCTTTCTCTAAAAGTTTACATAAATTAATAAAATGTGTTGTTAATAAAAATTTAACATTCTCATTTTTTATAATATATTTCAAATAACCATATGCCGAACTTATTGCTTCATATGGGTTTGTACCCGAATATAATTCATCGAATACACAGAAATGCTTTTTTTTAGGATTATCCCTAATTACATCTAAAATATCTTTACATCGCCGGGCTTCTGCCTGGAATAAACTATCTCTACCACTTGTATCTGGTATGTTTATATAACAATGTATATAATGGAAAGGTGATAATTCACATTTTTTATAATATCCCATTCCAATTTGTTGAGAGAATATTGTATTTAGAATGGTTGCTTTCAAAATAGTTGTTTTACCTGCTGCATTTGGACCGGTAATTATTCTGTTTTTATTTAAATTAATGGAATTTTTAATAGGATTTTTTATAGATGGATGAAAAACATTCTTCATTCTTAATTTTGTTTTTTTCTGATCTTTAACAAATTTAGTAAAATTTAATTTTTTCCTATTTTTTTCTAAACCTTTTAAATTATCAAGATATCCGTTAAACCCAAATGAAAAATTTAATATACTATCCAATTCTTCTGAATCATAAATCTTATAAAAGTTTTTCATTATTTTCCCCATTTTAAATACATTTTTTACTGTCAAACATTTTTTTGGAATACTTTTAATAACATTCAAAAAATCTTCTAATTTTTCTCTATTATTCTTTATATCTTTATAGAATTCGCCGTATTTATCATAATTTTCTACGATTGTTTCATATTGTTTCATGTTACCAATTGTATAATCTAAATACTGTCTTAATAATTCAAATTTTTGTGTAATAAAATAAGTATTTTTATAAAAATTGTAACACGATAAAATATTTTGATAAAAATTATAAACATACATTCCCGCACAAAATAATATGTACATTTTTTGATTAGCTTTAACTTTGTGAAAAGAAGTAAATAATTGCCCTATTGCGTGATTTTTCAACTGTTTTATTAAAATAACTTTATACATTTTCCAAGTAATTGGGATTTTCATACCTTTTAATAAAAAATACGGCACCAAAAAAAGAGCAAATGGCGACATTAAATTTACAACGGGTGATGATAAATTATAAACACTTAATATTTGCATAAAAATGAGTGAATAATTTAACCATTTAATTCTATTCCAACCAATATAATGATATTTACCTATAAAGTTATTATCATTTTTTATATCATTGTAAGACGTAAATGTTTCATTGATTAGATCTTTATTTAATTTTAGTTTTGAAATTTTCTTAAATATTTCTTGTGTATTTTTAAGAAATTCAACATCAGTTGTGTAAAATTCTGACCATTTTTTAAGATGAATTTTCCCAATCTCGGTTTGCGGATTTAACAATAATTCATACATTGGTTTATTTCCCGGACTATTTGATTCTAGTAATTCTAAATCAATTTTTAAACTTTCTGGTATTCTATTTTTTTGTTCAATATATTCAATTGGTAATTTAAAATTCATTATATTGAATTTTAAATATAAATTTTTAAATTCTTAAATACGCAATTATTCATTAAAGTGGTCAGCGTAATTTGCAGGCATCTCTTCGATAACAGTATTATAATATTCTTGAAAATGCTTCAATTTATCAACGTCATATTTGGTTTGAAAATTAATAGCAACACCTTTTCTCCCCCATCTACCACTGCGTCCAATTCTATGTAAATAAGTATGTTCGCTTTTTGGAATATCAAAATTAATTACCATACCAACCTGTTGAACATCAATGCCTCTGGCAAATAAATCAGAAGTAATCAATACACGACAACTACCCGATTTAAATTCTGCATTCGTTCTCTTTCTCTCTTCACTTGACATCTTTCCGTGTATTTTCTTAACTGGAAAATTATCTTCCAACATTGCTTCTTCTAAATCATCAACCCGTCTTGTACTATTGCAATAAATAATAGATTGGGAAATAGTTAGCGATGAAAAAATATCTTTAATCGTATCATATTTTCCAGAATCGTCATTTAAATTAATATAATATTGTGCAATACCTTGAAGTGTTAATTCTTTATTTTTAACAAGAATTTTAATCGGATTTTGCATAAATGTTTTTGTAACCTCCATAAGTTCATCATTTAAAGTTGCGCTGAATAATCCAATTTGAATTGATTCGGGGATATGTTGCAAAATTTTACCCATTTGCTCTTTGAAACCACTAGACAACATCTCATCGGCCTCATCCAATACTAATAATTTTAAATTCTTGGTATTAAGATACCCCCTTCGTATCATATCTTGAACTCTACCCGGTGTACCGACGATAATTTGCGGTACATTTTCATTCAATTCCCTCTTATTTTCATCAATGGATACGCCGCCAACCAATAATTGAGATGTAATTTTTAAATAATTACCAAGTTGATCAACCACGTGTTTAATTTGTCTCGCCAATTCGTGTGTTGGGGCCAATATTAATACTTGAGATGCTTTAATTTTTTCATCCATTAATTGCAATGCACCAACCACAAACGTACCTGTTTTGCCAGTACCCGATTGAGCTTGTGCTATAATATCCATTTTTTTATTACCTCTACCATAAATAAAAGAATATATTGCCTTTTTTTGAATTGAACTGGGTTGTTCAAAACCATAGGCATAAATACCCCTCAATAAATCATCTTTCAGATTTAATTTGGTATCTTCCCACGACGTTATTTCATATCTATCATTTGATTTATTTTCATTCATTTTTTCGTTTGTGGAATTCATCTTAATATAAAATGTTAATTATTTTTAAGTTAGTTTAATTTAAACCTTTACAATGAAAATAATTTAAAAAAAATGATTTAAACCATTCAACAGAATAATATTAATTATGAGCAATATGGGTAAAAAAAAATTTAATTTAGACCAATTTGAATATATAAAAGTGAATAGCTATATACAAGAATTAAATATAACAAGTATTAAAATAATTAATAAAATATCCAAAAAGGTTGGGGCACCATCATATAGAAAAACACCCGTTTTCAAAAAAAAAAGAAATGACCCAGCTTTTAATTCAAATTTTATAACAACCACCTTTGATGTAAAAAATGATGAAAATCAAATAAATCAAGATAAAATTAGAGAATTATTGAATAAAATTACAAATAATAATTATAATGAATTATCCGAAGAAATCATTACCAATTTACAACATTTTATATACACGCAAAACGATATGGTATTAATGGATTTCGGAAAATCAATATTTGAAATAAGCAGTGTTAATAAATTTTGGGTGAAATTGTACGCGAAATTATTTAATACATTAATATTAACTTTTCCAAAAATGCAAAGCATTTGTATTAAAGAATATACAAAATTATTGAACATTTTTAAAGTTATTGAATTTGGGGATGAAAATGACTATGATGAATTCTGTCGTATTAATAAAACCAATGCAAAAAGACGTTCTCTGTTATCATTTTATATGGAATTATATAAATATGATATTTTAGGAAACGATGATCTTAAAATATTAATTAAAACATTATTTGATTTATTTAAAACTAATTCAGACGATAAACAATTGGTAGAAGAAATATATGAAAATATAGATATAATTTTAAAAGAAATTGGAAAAACTTTAATGGGTGAACCAATTGGCAAATTTATTAAAGAAAATCTTATTGACATTTATAATATTTTGAAAAAAAACAAAATTAGTAGAAAAATAAATTTTAAATTATTGGATATTTTTGAAGAATTGGGTATTGACTAGATTAAATATTTTTTAAAATAAATATAAATACAACAGATATATTTATTTATTATGAATAATGTTAATTGTAGAATTTTAGACATTGATACGGATAACACAAAACAAAATTTTGAATATAATGAAATAATGAATTTAGTTGACATTTCAATAGATGAAAAAAAAAATAATGAACATAAAGATTTATTATTGGCGTTGGAAATATTTTATAATGAAAATTATATTAAATCAGAATTAGAAAAGATTGCTGATTATTATAATATTTCAAAACGGAAGAAAAGAAAAAATAAACTTATTAAAAATATTGTTGCATTTGAATGTGACGTGGAAAATGAATATATTACAAATAGAAGGAAAACAATGTGGTTTTATATTTCGGAATTAGCAGCTGATGAAATAATGAGTAAATATATAATATTTAATTAAATTATTATAATATATACAAAATGCTCCAGTCTATTTTAAACGATGACGTAGAATATTTATTAAACAAAAGGGTAGCAAAAAATGATATTGGAAATGAAGTATCGGTATATGATGTTGAATTATTTGATGTAAATGTTGCTATTTGTATTGGAGAAATCATTGATACATTCATTGATAAATTAATATATTATTGTCCTGTTTATTTAATTATTAAAAAACTAATTGTTGAAAGAATTGGTTATTTTGAATTTTATAAACAAGAACTAAAAACAATAACCGATAAAGATGGCGATATAGATATTTCATTATTGGAAGGACCTTTGCTATTTGACTACGTTGATTCTGATTATCTGGTAAACAAAGTTTCAAAGGGTCAATTTATAAATAAATTTATTTTAGAAGACGAAGAATTTACTAAATTAAAGTTGGTAAAAACTAAAAAAAAGGAACTAGGCGATGAGACCAGTGCAGTCGCAAGTGGAGTCGCAAGTGGGGCGACCAGTGGAGCCGCAAGTGGAGCCGCAAGTGGGGCGACCAGTGCAGCCGCAAGTGCAGCGGCCAGTGCAGCCGTTATTAAAACGGTTGGGCGATCAGATAAAACCGAACAACTATATGACGATGTTAATAGTATCCCAGATATCAACAAAATTAAATTAAATGGTGAAAAAAAAATAAATGAAGAATTGTTACTATCATCAAAAAAAACATATTTAGAAGATATTAAATCATATAAAGGTGGAAACGATGAGTTTTGGATTCAGGGATTTTATAATAACAAACATTTTAGTATTCTGGACGTTGAAAACAATGGTGATTGTTTTTTTGCAACATTAAGGGAAGCTTTCAAAACATTAGAAATTAATATCGGTGTCAATACATTGAGAAATATTCTTTCCAGGAAGGTTTCTCAAGAAGATTATACATTTAATAAAACTGTGTTTGCCGATACTGTAAAAACATTAAAAGGCTATCAAAAAAAGTATAAACTTGTTAAAGAAAATATAGTAAAAAAAACAAATGAAAAAAAAACATTATTAAAAATAGCTTTGGCAAAGAAAGATGATAGAAGTGAAACCAAAAGAAATGGTGCGAGAATGGATAAAATTAATCAAGAACTCATTGTTTTGGAAACTGAAAAAAATCGTCTTAGCAAAGCATTTAGCCTTTCAAATGATATATATAAAGGTAAACGATTTATGAAAAAGGTTAAATCATATGAGGATTATTTAAAAGTTATCAACAGTACTGATTATTGGGCTGACGAATTGGCAATTAGTCTTTTAGAATTTTTATTTAACGTTAAAGTTATTATTATATCGGAAGAAAGATTTGACAACGGCGAATCAAATATTTTAAGTTGTGGTACAACAATATTAACGCCAATAGAAAAAAGAGGGGAATTTAATCCAAAATTTTATATTATGGTTAACCATACGGGAAATCATTATAAATTAATTAAATATAAGAATAAAGCAATGTTGGATTTTTATGAATTGCCCAATGTAATTAAAGAAAATATTAAGAAAAACTGTAGTAAATCTCTATTTAAATTTATACCATTATTCAAAGCATATTTCGCCAAATAAATAAAGTTTTATATATATATATATATGAAATTTATTAGTATTCCGATATTTGTTGTAAGTTTATCAATTGGGTTATTTTTAACATATATAACAAATCCGCCTACCAGAACTATTTTTGTTTTTCCAACTCCGGAAAATGTTGATGAACTCATTTTTAAAGATAAAAGTGATAATTGCTTTTCATTTGAAGCAAATGAAGTTGATTGTCCCGATAACCCAGATGATATAAAAAAATACGATGTCCAATAAAATATTTTACTAATATTTTATATGTTTATATTATATTATGTTTGTTAGACGATTGCTATACAGTAAATTCGGCAAAAATGTTATATCTATTCTTTTGGGTTTAGGATTAGCCACATTATTTAGAAAAGTTTGTAATGAGAGAAATTGTATGGTATTTAAGGCACCAGAATTAAAAGAAATTAAAGAAAAAACGTTTAAATTTGATGGCAAATGTTATAAGTATGAAGAAAATTCAACAAGCTGTAAAAATTCTAAAAAAAGGATTGTTGATTTTGCGTAATATATCTATTAAACCTATCTTTTTAGATTTTATATGGCAACAAGTATTGATTCGTTACCTAATGAATTAAATACAAAATCCAATGATGTAACTTTAGAGGTTAGTGAGAAAAACAACATTGTTCAACAAAATTATACAGCTCAGCCGCCTCAGCCGCCTCAACCGCCGCAGCAACCTAAAAAAAATTTAGCAGAATTATCAAAAGATTCAATTAACAAAATAATACAAGGTTTGCAAGACGCTTCCCAAAGTGGGTCAACAACATTACCGAGTAGAGATATCCCAATGATGACTGATCAAATTATGCACGATAACACTGCACGACCAAATTTTGTACCAAGTCCACCAGTTGAAAAGGCAAATTATATACAGGATGAAGAAACGATGGAAACATTAATTAACCAAAAGAAAAATCAACACAAAAACAATATGGATAACTTTTATGATGAAATACAAACACCGCTTCTTATTATGATTATGTATTTTATATTTCAATTACCAACATTTAAACATTCAATGGTTAAGAATTTCCCCTTATTTTTCTTTAAAAACAAAGAATATAATTTCAAAGGTATGGTTTTTAATACCTTTTTATTTGGTGGGTTCTATTATTTAATTATGAAATCCATTAAATATTTGAGTGAATTGTAAATATTCTCTCAGACAATTTAATACTAAACTTTTTTAGTATTAAATAACTATTTTCTTTTCTGTGTTTTGTTTCGTATTGTTCTAGTTTTTCGTATTGTTCTAGTTTTTCGTATTGTTCTAGTTTTTTTAAATTTCTTTTTTTGACGTCTTTCATTTTTTAAATGCGGAATATAACGTAAAAACCACCATTCAAATTCTGCTGTCCCACGCCTTTTTCTCAATTCATTATATTTTGCGGCTTTTTCAGCCCTCATCATTTCAAATGTCAATTGTTTACCAATACAATTAATATTAAAACGTTTAAAAATCCCAGTGACATCTGGCTTTCTCATTCTCATCATTCTAAATAAATAAGAACTTGCGCATAATAAACGATTTATTTTATAATTTGAATCCTTTAAAAATAAAAAAGCTAAATAGAAACTTAAAATTGTTTCCAATGAAGCAATTCTTATTTTTTTATCTTTTATATTTATTACGTTATAACTATGGCAAGCAATTGGTTTAAAAATAAAAACCAGTGTTTTATTATTTAATTTAAAATCAATATATTCCGGAATAACATCATCAATTTCTTCGTGTTTGATAATCTCAATATTTTCATATCCATTCTGTTTTAATTTATTTTTTAACATAATGCTCAATTCATCAGGATCCTCATATAAAATATCAAAATCTGGTATTTTTTTTATTGTTTTTGTTTTTCTTTTATAAGTATTATAATACATATTACACGCATACATTCCAAATAATACACATTTATGAGTTATAAAAAAATTTAATAATATTTTATAAACATCTTTTTTTATATGCGTTTTATGATTTGATTTTGTACCATATTTAATTAATTTTTCAAATGATGTATTTTTACAGATATTTTTGGTTAATGGATAATTCTTGTTTAATAAATTTAATCGTTTTAATACTTTTTCCCATCGGGTAACATTACCATCAGGGCGACTTAATTCAAGATACATTGACATTCTTAAAAAATTTGGAGGTGCATAAAATATTTTATCTCTTTTTATTGATTTCTTTTTTATTGCTTTGAATAATGTATGATTTAAATATGTAATGTCGGCAACTGGTATATAATTAACATAAACTTTAAATGTTCCCGAATGAACACCCGATTTAGCTTCCACCTCAATAAACCCTTTATTATAATATATATCCGCCAATTCTTTTGCGTGTTTTAGCGGGGTTGGTGAAAAAAAATCGTAATCTGGGAGTTCAATACTGTTATTGTAAAACTGATCTTCTTTTGGCAATATATTATTAATAGCCGTCCCACCATAGCAGATTAATTTATGTTTTTTTATAAAATTTTCAACAATATTAATTATTTTTATTATTTCAGGATTACTAATCATTTCTTCCCCCCTTTTTTTTTCCAATCTATCAATTGACGAACGCAAAACCGCCATTTCACATTCTTCAAATGTCATTTTTTTCCCACACTTTATCATATAACTGTTATATAATCAATATAAAATAAATTCAAGAATTGATATTTAGTCAAATGTTGGACATTTTCCACCTGGTATTTGTTTGTAAAGCTTTTTTTCAGTATGCCCCGGAATATTGCACCAAATATCGCGTGGTGTTGGATCGAGCGTTGGATCCACAGGCGTTGATGCTCCGGCAAATACCCTTAATCTTCTCAATTTTTTTGCCTTCAAAATAAATGCCGATTTTTTTTCAGAAAATTTTTTCTTATAATATTGCATTTGTGTATCATTAAACCCAGCTCCAAAATTCATTAAAATTGCTTGACAACCATAATTCATATGGATATTTGCCGACGAATTTTTTTTTGTTGTAATATCCGGATAAGTCACGCAGTAATTATTTTTATGTTCTTTCACGTTAAATGTTTCAGAATCATTTTTAATTTTATAATCACTTTTATAATTTAATTTACCATCTTCATCTCCACCATTCATTAATTCAAAGAATTCATTATTATTTTTATATGATGTTGGGTTATTTGGCGGACCTTTTGCAAAAATAATAACTTTACTCTTTAATCTACCAATATCTGCAAAAAAAACATTATTTTCAAAAAGTTCTTTACCATTTCCACTATATTTATCCGTGTCGCCAGATGCGGGTCTCTTGACAATACCACAATATCCATATTTTGCTGGTAATAATAGATTATTAAATGTTTTTTTTATTGAATTTGCCAATATAGAATAAACTGTATCATTGTCACTCATAATCCTAAAATTAAGTATTAGTGGATCTTCTTTGTTAGGACCCCCCTCAATAGCCCATTCTTTAACCTTTGTCAACACGGTTGTTATATTAAGTTCATTTAATGTATCTTTAAATTTACAAGTATTGCATTTAGTTACATTTTTACTCGCCACCTCTGGATATGGCCTACCCTGCAATGCAATTACCGCTTTACCTTTTTTTAAATAAATTTCAAAATCTAAAAATCTAACACCTCTTTTAATAACATTTTCTAAAGCTTCTTCGGAAACCCAACCATTTACAGCTGGTCCCGTGCCACAACTATTATAGCTACCCATAATATGATAATCAATTAATGCAAACCGAGTGTCTTTACCATAGTCCCCTTCTTTTTTATAATCCTCAAATTTAGATATTTCGTTATATAAACCTTCGTCCTCCGCAATCGTTCGTTTCATTTTTTTCAAATTATCTTTTGATTTAGAAAATTCTTTTCGTAAATATACAGAATATGAAAATATAATCAAAAATATTATACAAACAAGATAAACGACAATTAAATAACAATTTCCAGACATAGCCGAATCCATCGCATCTTTCATTGCATTCATTGCCTTATTTGTCCCACTTGAAACTTTATCCATAATAATATATATCTATATTATTTAATTAATATTTAAAATAATATTATATATTATATTATTCAAAGTATGACAGGTGGATTAATGAACCTAAATGCAACCGGTAATGAAAATATAATATTAAATGGTAATCCTAAAAAAACATTTTTCAAAGCAACTTTTAATAAATTTACTAATTTCGGGATGCAAAAATTTAGGATTGATTACGAGGGTCAACGACGGTTAAGCGAGACAAATCCGACTGTTTTAGATTTTAAAATACCGAGATATGCCGATCTATTATACGAAACATTTATTTGTGTTACAATACCGGATATTTGGAGTCCTTTATTATATTTAAATACTAAGTATAATGAACGAGGCAATATGATTAGTGGCGATATCAGGGGTAACGATAGCAATGCAGTTATACCTTATGATTTTAAATGGATAAAGGAATTGGGGGCGTTTATGGTTAGAGAAGTTGAGATCCATAGCGGAGGTGTATCTTTATCTAAATATTCCGGTGAATATTTATCTTGTTTAAAAGAAAGAGATTTTAATAAAGTAAAAAAAGATTTATGGAATAAAATGGTTGGTAATACAATTGACTTATATTCACCCGAAGACGATGTTGGTAGAGAAAATATTTATCCACACGCGCAAGCTGATGCAAACCCCAATTCCACAGTAGAACCCAGTATTAAAGGTAGAAAAATTTATATACCATTGGATGCGTTTTTCTGTGATTCTAGTAAATTGGCTTTACCATTGGTCGCGCTTCAATATCAGGAAATATTTATTAAAATAACTTTTGAACCTATTAAAAATTTATATGTAATTAATGATACAAAACTAGCGGTATTTTCACACGGTATGGGTCCAAGAATTTCGCCCAATCCAAATTTACCAGAACATCAAATATGGAGATTTTTACAACCGCCTCCTGATCCATCTGGTTGCAAATCAACAACCGCCGAGTGTAAGGAAGCGGGTTACGATACAACAATAACCGATTGGAATGCTGATATACACTTAATTTCAACATATGTTTTTTTAGATAAAGAAGAACAACGAGTTACAACTCAAAATAGTCATAAAATATTATTTAAACAAATACATTGTCACAAATTTTTTGATATCGCCGGATCTCATATAATAAAAATAGAAAGCAAAGATTTAGTTGCAAATTATATGTGGAGATTTAGAAGAAGTGATGCAAAAGATAGAAATGAATGGAATAACTATACCAATTTACCATATTCTAATCTTCCAGGAAAATTTTTAGAATTGTTTGACTCAGAAAGAATGGCGGAATATGGGGTTGGCGAAATTAAAAAGGGTTGGCGAAATTGTTTTATTACCGGTAATATAAATACAGATAATCCAAATTTAAATAATAAGGACATTTTATTAGATATGGGAATCATTCTTGGAGGCGTTTATAGAGAAAATATTTTTGACGCGGGTGTTTATAATTATGTTGAAAAATATAATAAAACCACCGGTAATGCAAAAGACGGATTGTATTGTTATTCTTTCGCAATAAATAATAATCGCAAAGAATATCAACCAAGTGGATCAATGAATTTAAATCGGTTTAAAACATTGGATTTTGAATTTAGTACACTTGTTCCCAATTTTAGCCCAGAAGGTAGTATTGAAGAATATATTTGCGATTCAAGTGGTAATCCAATTTCTTTTAGAAAAAATACCGCCAATTTATATGATTATACATATGACTTAACTGTTTTTGAAGAAAGATATAACGTTTTAATGATACAATCCGGTAGATGCGGTCTTCTTCACGCAACATAATTTTTTTTATATTTTTTTAAATATAAAAAAATCAATGAAATAAACCCCACGCTGAATTGAAAAATTTAGGTCTAGCATCCGGGTTAAGTGGTTTATATGTTTTTGTATATGCATTGTCAGAACCACCCAATCTATTTTCAACTTTACTCTTTAACAAATTTCTTTTGTAATAATCATCCAACGATAAATCTGTTTGACCTATATCCATATTATTTGTCATATCCGTGTATGAACTACCCTGAACGGCGGTTTGGCTTAAATTAAATACTTGTTCAAAATCTTCAAAATTCATTCCTTTTGATGGTGATTTACCAATACCCAATGTCCTAGACGCCCAGCTACTTTTAAATGAATCTGAACATTTATCTTTTGGTTTTAATTCACCTGCTTTTATTTTGTCATCAACCCATTCGCATATATCATCAAAATTCGCTTCCTTTGTTTTACTATTTTGCCAATATAAAGGAATTTTATCAAAAGCATCCATCGATATTCCCAAATCAATTCCTTGCATCCTCTGCATCTCTCTCTCTGTTAAATTCCTTTCCAATGCTGCAATCTTCGGTCTATTTGGATCATACCAATAATCTTCCCATTTTCTTTTATGTATGTATGTTTTCCAACTTTCGGAGGAATTGTTCGCCGTAATATTAATTTTAGCAAACACATTCGCCTTTTTATAAATTATACGTAAAATATTACTCGGGGTTGCATTGGCAACAGTTTCAGGCTGATAACTAAAACCGATTATTTGAGAAACAGATTTCTTTTTTAGTTCTTCAATAAATTTAAAAATTGCTCGATCGCGTGAATCATTTCCTTCATTGATGAGACCATTGTCATTTTGTTGTACACCGTCGACTAAATTTTGTGCTATACCACCTTCTTTATTATATTTTCTTATTAAATCATCTGTCATTGATACCTGTGTTATTTTTATTGTTGAATCAAGCTTTATTTGTCCATCATAGCCATCCTTTTGTTCTACTTCATATTGATTACGTAATTTTGAATGAGTGCATTCATCATCATCATTACATCCATTCTCATACACGTGTTTCATTTGAATAGACGATTTATTACAAGTTTCTTCGCATTGTTTAGATGTTCTACAACCGTGAATGGCTGCGTCATATGTGATTGTTGCCCCATCAGGACCAACTGTTCCGCCTTTATCTATATCTTCATAACCATTGGATTCCGCCCCTTGCGGGGTTGGTCCCAAGCATTCTTGTGGACACATTTTAAAGAAACGTTGAATACCATCAACGGTTTTTGTTGTTTTGATATCTTCATCACAATTGCCATTTGTAAATCTTCTCGGAGCACAATTTTTTAAACATCCACCGCTTCCGTATATTTGTGCCTGCGAACCAGTCGCCCCTTCCCTAATTGTTTTACGAAAACCCATAAAACCTTCTGTTGTATCAGCTTCTGTTGTATCAGCTTCTTCGGGATATAATTTAAATTCCGAATATCCAGCATCTTCTACCAATCGTTCTCCTTCATTTAACGATGTTTGATTACCTTCCATATAACAAGCATCCCACGAGTTTTTTGCATCACAATTGAGTTTTGCATAATCCCTTTCAGTCTTGGTCACATTTGTAATTAAATAATTCCCAGAGCTTGTTTTGTCGTCTCTTATACCGGGTATAGTTATGTTGTTTACTATTTCTGTTTCACCATCATCAATCTCTGTGGCCAATGCTACCCCTTGTTTCATCACATAATCAGAGTAACAAATATTGCCGCCTTTTTCACCCAATTCAACCTTCAATTTAGCCAAAGTTACTAATTCATTATCACCCCATTTCCTTACTCTTGTTTGTTTACCATATCTTTTATCCGGATTTATATATTGAAAATCCACCGATGTATTACTCTTCTGGCAACCTTTGCGATGACCAACATTATTATTATCTATATTAAAATATGCATCATTTCTAACTTGATATGAGTCATCGCCATTTGTATCCCATCTAGCATACTCCACACATTCCGAATAAGTTAAATCCCTATCAAGAGGAAGTTCACAAACTGAATCTTCCACAATTGGTTTTCCTACGAGAGTAACACCGTTGGTATTTGTGTTTTCAAATTTACATAAACAACCGTCTTCGTTCTTCGCCTCCTTGGGATTACACGTTATTCTACTCTCAGTACCCTTATTATATAAATAACAAATTCTTAAATCCTTTTCAGATAAATTTTTTGATGTCCCTGGTATTAGTTGTTCTTCGTCCGTTATACATTTGTGTGGGTCATTTGGATCCTCCGCCACCATCCCCGTAATCTTATCGCACGTTTTTTTATATGCTTCTAGTTCAGGATTCCGCGCAGTTCCATCAGCTTTATAACATCTAGGAAATGGTTTAAATTTATTAGTATCATCTGGTTTAATATAATTTAATCTGCAAGAAGTATCATATTTCAATCCTACACAATATTGTCTTTTATTATTACTTGATGTATATTCTTTAAAGCCAAGTGGACATTTTGGATTATCAAATTGAATATGAAACATATTTCTTGGTGTGATCATTAAACTTCGCATATTGGCTATCATCGGATAAAAACAATCACCACATACAACATCATTACCAGATTTTGAAAATGCGTTCTCATTTGCTTGCTTGTTATGAATAAAGTACATATATTTATCACTAAATTTTGATTTTATCATACCTAAAGTAGTAATAACTTTATTGATAAGCGCTTCGTCATCATCGTGTGGGCAAATAGCACTTTCACAAGATATTTCTGGATTTGTTGTGATAAACGAATGGCCATCATTATTTACATATAAATTTATTTGAGTTTTATTCCAAGCTTCTTCAATTAACGCAGGCTCGGTTGAATCAACAACAGCAAACACTGTTAGATCATTACCACTAGTGGTTGGTGACAACTTCCCTTTAACAGAGTTTCTTGAAGGTAAGTCGGGTGCTGTTTCATCATTTGGAGCTCTCGATTGTGAAGTTAGATCACCTATAACCTGATCATCATATATATATTTATAATCATCTTTTATGATATCTAAAATGTTATTTAAAAAATGTCCTTGATTAGTGTTTTCCCGTTGGTCATCTACTTGAAACGTATATTTATACCACTGATAAACCGTTCCATCCTTATTTACCGTTATTTCTTTAACCACTTCAGTATCGTGTGTACCAGTTCCGCTAGAGAATGGTACTGATAAATCTTTGTTTGTTAAATATATGCGAGGAGGAGAAGCGACAGATACAGCAGTAGCAGCAGCAGCGCCGGTAGCAAATGGATTATCCACGTGGCGAGGAGGAGAAGCGACAGATACAGCAGTAGCAGTGGTGGGAGCAGTGGTGGGAGCAGTGGTAGTAGCAGTGGTGGGAGCAGTGGTGGGAGCAGTGGTAGTAGCAGTGGGAGCAGTGGGAGCAGTGGGAATAGCAGTGGGAATAGCAGTGGGAATAGCAGTGGGAATAGCAGTGGGAATAGCAGTGGGAATAGCAGTGGGAATAGCAGTGGGAGTAGCAGTGGGAGTAACAGCAGCAGAAGCAGCAGCAGAAGCAGCCAACAATGTACCAAATGGATTAAATCCACTACCAGCTTCACCAGCTCCTTCTATTACTCCTGTTTTAAATATATTATTCTTAAAAAATGACATTACATCATTAAACCTATTTTGTTTTATATTATTGAATGTTTGAACCAATCCAGTTGAATTCATTAAATTACCCATATTTGTAAATCCTTCTTTTGTAAAAGTAGGGGAATTTATATCTTGAAACCCCCATAAAGGATATCTTGGGCGATAATAATTGCCCGTTAATTCTTTATAATAATCTCCTGGTTTGTCTGTAGCTCCTTTCCAATATATGATAGGTTGTAAATTATATTCTGTGAGTGGATTTAAACGTTTTATATATGCCCCCGAACCAGTAAATAAAGAACTAAGTGAATCTTGTACAGTATTATCAATTTCATCTTTTTTATAATATCTTATATCTTTAGTTATTATTGATTTATTATAAACAAAAGTATATTCTGTGATTAATGTATTCATATCTTTAGAATTCATTGGTGGATGCAATACAAAATTTTTTTCCTTTTCAAAATAACCACCACCACCTTCATTTCCTACACAATCTAAACCTGTTAATTTATTTATTTGACACATTGAATCACCCCGCGTTCCTCTGTCTTGGATTTCTATTCCAATCTTATCGTTAACATACTTATTTAAATCTTTAATTGGGTCGTTTGTTGTTGCAATTCCCATCTCAGTATTCAATCTTTCCATTAATTTAGGTCCTACTTTTCGCGTAACATCATTCATAATATTTTGAAAACTAGCGTCAGGTACTGCACCATCCCAACTTTTTACATTCTGGATATTACGAATACTAAATGTGGGTAGGATATTTGCCGGTACGTCTATCTTTTGTTCGGCTTTATTAAAAAATTCAACATAATCATTTGAAATGTTCCATTTAAGAATTTTTAATGCCAAAATATACAAATTTAATGTTTTAGCCTCGTTTGTCCAATTATCATTAAGCGAATATTGTATATATTTAGCTTGTAACTGATTAATATACTCTTTAAGTTTTTTCTCGTTTTCTATACTAAAACCAATAATTGGTAATAATATTTCCAAATCCTTTGTACCCGGATGAAATATACTTTCTAAAATAATTTTATAAGGTTCTAATGACTTTGGTTTCCAATCATTTTCTCGTTGTCCAGTGTTTTCATATGTTTTTGACTTCTCAGCATCAGCTTTAGCTACATCAGCATCAGCCTTTGTTATAGCTGCTCCAATAAGACTTAAATTATCAACAATTTGCTTATTTGTTAATCCTTCTTTTGATAAATTTGTAACTTTTTCTAACTTGTTCATCGTATCACTAGAAGTGGCCGCTGCCGTGCCCAAAATCTCGTGGATTTTATCGTTTGCTAAAAAATCTACATTAGATTCATTTTCATCAATGCAGTAACCACGGCCTGTCACAAATTTTAGATTCGCATTTGATTCTTCTTTACACCCTGGAGGGGGATTGGAGGCGTACTCATAGTAAACACACTTTAAATTATCTTTACATAATGTATTATCGTCTTTTCCTCGGAAACAATCCGACTGACATTTTTGCAATTTTTGTGTAGGAGGCTCTATAGTAAATTCAACACTTTTAAGTCTCTTAATCGAATGCCCCGAACCCAAACCTCTTGTCCAACCTCTCCCTCCACTTAATACTAATGTATCACCCCTTTTAAAATTTTGAAAGGTATAATCTTGTTCTTCCGTGGGCTGCCCACGTCTTGACGCCAATGCCACTTTTCTTGTGTCGCGAGAACTTCCTTTTACCTCTTTTATTAGCTGGTTTCCACGGTAATGCCCAACAAAAGATTCCGTCGCGCCGCCGCCCCCCTGATCTTTTACATTCATTTTAAATGTTACGGTATAATCTGTATTGGTCTTGAAATTATTTCCTGTTCCCTTTAAAAGAACTTCCCTATCATTTTTCGTGTGCAACCTTGGAATTGTGCCCTGAGTATTCACAGTAAATGTGGACGGTACACTGGTTGTGCCCACTGCCCCCTCTCTCTGTTTTGGATTTGCCAATGTTAATGTTTTTATCGTTCTATTAAATAAATTACTTAAAAATGATGTTTTTGATTTATTTTTGAAACCTTCTTTTAAACAATAATCAACCCCAGATTGATAATTATTCTCGTTTTCACTATTTTTACTATCAACAGCACCACATTTTGCGTTGAGATATTTTTTTGTTGGATTCTGAATACATTTTAAACCAGTTGCACAATCTTTATTATCACAATCACCTTCGCATTCGTTAAGTTTTCTATCGGGTGGTTTCCACGAGGGTGGACCAGTCTTATGGAGCATATGTAATGGGGGTTTTACACGATCCAGACCGTGACTTACTGTTACACTCGGCACTACACCTTCGGTAATTTTTTTTTTTTTTAAAATAACAAATAAAATTATAAATAATGCTAAAAATAATAAAATATATATATGCATAATAATTTGTATATATATTTATAAGATATATTTTAATTCATCTATTTTATTTCGTTTGTGATAGGGATAAATTTTAGATAATCCAACGGTCTTCTCCCCGGCCCATTTGAGTCTGTTTTTTTATTCATATCCCCATTTATTCCAATAAATTTTAACTTCCCACTAGATACTCCTTCATTTTCCACATATTTAACTTCTTTATTATTTACAAAAATTTTAATATCGTGATTTGGTTTCTTATTTTTTCTTATTTCATAGCGAATCACATAAGGACCTCTTTCAAGCATATGTTTGTATCTTTTTTCACTCAAACCTTTTAATAAACAACCATCGCCAGTATAACCATCTCTATAAACGCCAACCGTGAAACCCGAACCCGTTTCATCCGTATAAAAACCCCAATTACCCTGAACCGTTGGGTATAATTGTTGATCCATTGGAACAGCGATTTCTAAATTATAATTATCTACATCCGGTAAAATTATTTGGTTAAATTCATTGCTGTGAAATGTTTTTTCCCCAACATTGGTAAATCCTTCTAAAAATTTACCATTTATCTTTGCATTTTTATTATTAAATTTTCCCCACCACCCACTGGCTTTTAAACCTCCCCACCAATTTATTACCTTTTTTTCTTTTGTTTCATTTATATTTTTTGTTTCATTCGTTGTATTTTTTAAATCAGAAATCATATTTCCAATAATAAAAACAAACACAAACAATACTGTAAAATATATAAATATTTTTATGCTAATATATACAAGATCCATAACAGTTATACTTATTATTATACAATATTTTAAAAAAGACTTTTAATAAATTTTTTTACAGCTACCGAATCAATGGATACAAATTGATCACTGAAATCAGCATACATATTAGACAACACAAAAGCTAAAACAAATAATAAAAGTATTGATAAAAAATTATTAGTCCAACCCATATATTTATATATGATATTTTATTTAACGAAATGTGTATTCAATTGTTGTGATACCAAAATAAATGTACAACACTTGGTTAAATGTTTAATTTTATAGGCATTAATATAAGCACACGTTGATCGCAATCCCCCTAAATAATCCAAAATTGTATTTTCCAATTTACCTTTATATGAAACTTTTATAACTCGCCCTTCAGAAGCTCTATATTCAGCCATTTTACCATAATGTTTTTTCATTGCCAATTCACTACTCATTCCATAAAACATTTTAAATTTTTTTTCAACATTATTTACGTTTTCAATAACTATTTCTCCCGGATTTTCATCGTGTCCAGAAAATACACCACCACACATAACAAAATCGGCACCACCTCCAAATGCCTTCGCCATATCACCCGGACAAGTTATACCGCCATCGCCGATTATAAATCCGCCACAACCGTGTGCAGCATCCGCGCAATCTATAATAGCGCTTAATTGTGGAATCCCAACACCCGTTTTCATACGCGTTAAACAAGCACTGCCCGGACCAATACCAACCTTAACAATGTCAACACCACCATTAATAATTAATTCTTGCGTCATCTCACCACTGGCAACGTTGCCAGCAATAATAATTTTTTGTGGATATGTTTTTCTCAAATACTTACAAACATTTACTAATTTTTCCATATAACCATTTGCAACATCAACGCATATCCACTGAATTTCGGGAAACTTTGTTAATATTTTTTCCAATTTTATTAAATCATTTTTACCTATTCCGATAGAAATAATTATATTTTTAATATAATCATTATAACCGTCTATTTTCCTTTTCTCTGTTAGAAAAGATTCATAATCCCCAACAGTATAAAATTTATTTAAACACGTCATCATCTTATGTTTATTTAATACATCCGACACTTCAAATGTTCCAGTTGTATCCATATTGGACGATATTATAGGAATACCAGTCCAAGAAACATTACTATTTTTAAAATGAAATGTTCTTTCTAATGAAACTTCGGAACGCGATGAAATAGTGGTACGCTGTGGTCTTATTAAAACATTATTAAAATCCAATTGTTGTTTAAAATCTATTTTCATTTATGTTTAGCATTTATAAAGTATTTTTAAATATATTTTTATGTAATATTATTTATATATAAACCAATGGTAGATAAAATGTCACCCGAAGAAAGAATTGAAAAAAGAAAAGAAGAATGTTCGGTTGATACACATTCATGGATATCTGAAAAAAATATATGTGTACAAAATATTAAAACAATTGAAATTTTTTTAAAAAAACCACTTGTCGGTAGTTTAGCCATAGCATTAATAGCATATTTTTTTGCTGCATTTTTATATAAAATTAAAGGAATGCCTCTAGAAAAAAGCAATAAACAAAAACCATATCTTGGTAAATATATTAAATGTGGTACAATTGATGTGGAAACATTATTGTTTTCAGATACTCCCGAAACGGGCGTTGTCCAACAAGAAGCTTATGACCCTGTTAAAGCAAATAAATATGGTAAAATTTTTTGGCCCTGGTTAAGCGAATATTTATATCCACCAAAACCCAATAAGGATGATGATGATATATTAGACGGGTTTTATGTTTTTATGTTACCCTTTTATTTAACTTTAAAATGGACAACAATGCTTTATTATTCATCATTTTGCGCCATTAAGAATACATTTTATAAAGCAGATCATTGGGGTAGTTTAAGTGAAATTAATCTTATTAATAAAAAATTATGGTTAAGCGATCTATTTGTTGTATTTTTATGCATTCCAATACTTTTGTCTTTCGTTATGCCTATGTTATTTGTTATTATTTTAATGATAGCAATTGTAATAGCACCTATAAGATCGATTATGTGGAATTTTGGCAAAGGTAGTGAGTTTGTAAGAGGTCCATTTCCCGATCCATCAAAGGGTGATAGTGAATATAGAGCTTGGTATGTGTTTAAAATGTTTCTTTCGTGTACCGTCTTTTTGATTGCACAAGGAGCAGTGTCGTCAATTGGTATTTTTATGTTACATATTTTATGGTTTGCAAGTATTTTAATGGGATCACAGGAAACAGAAAATGATGGGTTAAAAACAATTATAAAAACTTGGGCAAATATTATTTGGGACTACAAGTTTATTTGGGCAATATTGGCCGCCATGTTATGGTTAAATAATTTTAAAAGTTATTTATACGGCGAAGAAGCCTCAAATTTAGGAGTTAATGGTGGTGATGGCCCACTGAGTTTTATCAAAGAAGATAATCAAGAAATGATTATTGGTGTTATCGGTGGCGCAATTTTAATATTATTAATGTTACAACAAAGTAAGTATTACGGTAGTTTGAGTAATTTAAAACCAAAAAGTAGAATTTGCGGCGATGATTGTTCGGCTGAAAAAGGTGAGGGCAAAGATGGTAAGAATAAATCTAAAAAATGTCCAAATCCAACATATGATCCAACAAAATATACAACAAAAATCTTTGGTAAAGAATTTAAAACCGGTGAAAAGAAAGCCGAATTTAAAGAAGCTATGAGAAGCAAACTGGCGGGGCAGAAAACAGACGAAAAACTCGCAGAAGAGGAAAGAATAGCATATGCAAAAGAAGAAAAGGCAAAATCAAAAATTGTTTAAAATTACATTTTACTTTAAAAATAATATAAATACATAATTAATATTATTTTATAAATGGGTAAAAAAAGAGTAAAAAAAGTTTCTCCCAATGGGAAACCATTCGTAAGTGTTTGTACACCAACTTATAATAGACGAATATTTCTTCCAAATTTAATTAAATGTTTTCAGGCTCAAACTTATCCAAAAGAATTAATGGAATGGATTATCATTGACGATGGTGAAGATTCTGTTGAAGATCTGTTCAAAGATGTTGAATGTGTAAAATATTTTCGCTATGAAAAAAAGATAAAATTGGGAAGAAAACGCAATTTAATGCACGAAAAAAGTAAAGGTGAAATATTGGTATATATGGACGATGACGATTATTATCCACCAGACAGGGTGAATCACGCTGTAAATAGATTAAGAAGTCAACCAAAAGCATTGGCGGCTGGTAGCAGTGTTGTATATATTTATTTTAATGATTTAGACAAAATATATCAATTCGGTCCGTATGGTCCAATGCACGCAACCGCTGGGACCTTTGCATTTAAAAGAGAATTGTTATCGCAAACCAGCTATGATAACGAAGCCGAAATGGCCGAAGAAAAAAGGTTTTTAAAAGATTATACGGTACCTTTAACACAATTGGACCCAAGAAAAAGTATTTTATGTGTTGCCCACCAATTTAATACATTTGATAAGAGAAAATTATTAAAAAATGCAAATCCTAATTATGTTAGAGAAACTAGTCTAAAACCGTCATCGTTTATTAAGGATAAGGAATTATTAAAATTTTATGCAACTATATAATCAAAATAAATTATCTTGTATTATATTATAATGGTAAAATTGCCGAAAGAAGTGAAAAAATTTATTAAGACTGTGAAAAAACGCCAAATGTCGGTGGTTAAAGGGGTATTATTATTTGCGGGTTTATATATAGTATATTATCTATTAAAGCAAATGCGATGGATTGGTGGAAACAATAGTTATCTTGAAGGTTTAGGTGGTTCTGATAAAAAATTCGTATTTTTCAAAATGAATGGTTGCCCGCATTGTGTAAAAATGGAACCGGAATGGGCAAAATTTGAAAAAAGCAACGACTCTGGTGTAAAGTGTCAAGCAATGGAAGCCAGTGCAAATAAAAAAGAAGCTAAAAAATATGGCGTTTCAGGATATCCATCATTATTAATGGTGGATGGTGATAAAGTTATTGATACCTACAATGGTGAAAGAAATGCCGAAGGTTTCAAAAAGTTTGTTAATCAACATAAATAAAATATTTTATAAATTTATAAAATATTTTATATTTTTTAAATTTATTCAGTTGGATCGTATTGTTCATAAAATTTATCTAAAAATCTATATAATCTAGATACTTCCAATTTAGTTATATCATAATTATTGCTAGCCAATATATCATAAATAACTTCCAATGTACTATGTTCTTTTCTTAAATATAAAAAATATGAAAACAAGTCTTTTTTATCCATCGTAAGTTTGTTACATAATGTTTGGATAAATGTTATATTATTATATTCCGTTGAATATTTTGTTAATACTTTTGTAAACCTTATTTCATTTATGTTCTTCTTTTTTTTGTTTTTTATTTTATTATGAAATAAATAATTATTAAAAAATGTTTTCAATAATGATGTCATTTCATTAAATATCCATATTTGCTTTTGGAATGTTATTCTATCTATATAATCAGAATAAACGAAATTTTCAAGTAAAGAAATATATTCTTTTAAATGCTCTTTATCCTTTATTTCTAATAAATAATCAATTAAGTTTTCGTGAAATAATAACCCCACGCTAGTTCTATCTGTCTCATTCATTAATAAAAAATGTTTTGACATTGGGTAATAATTATCAATCAATCTTTTTGTTATATCTTTCGTATCTTCATTAAAATTTTTTTTTTTAAATATATTATGAAATAAATGCGTTTTTAATATCTGATTATGATTCATATAAATCTCATACGATGAATTTAATTTTCGCAAATCACCTTCTATATAATTTATTAAATTGTTTTTTATAACATTATTTATATTGGGCATTAAAATATTAATAATATTATTAATATCCACATCTTTGGGTTTTTTTATTTCAATTGGTGTGCAAATTTTCATAATTTCTTTTATTTTTTTATCAATATGATAATTACCAATGCATATAATCGGAAGCATCGTCATCTGCTCTTTCTTTTGTTTATTTGTTTTTTTAGGTCTAATTAATTTTATGAGAGAATTTATACCACCCTTATCTCCGTTATTCATACCATCAATTTCATCCATAACAATAGCTATGGGTTTTTTTTTCTTTTTAAACATACTCAATACATTAATATCTGACATATTGTGTTTTGTTATCATATCTATAACTGATTTGTTTCTTACATCGCCGGCATCATATAAAACTATATCATAATTCATTTTTTTCAATAGTTGTTTTACAAAATAACTTTTCCCACTCCCCGGCGAACCATATACATAAATTCCCCTTTTTATTGTTTTATTTTGTTTATTTTGTTCAAAATTATTTAACGCTTCCATAAATATTTTTTCAGATTCAATTCTATTTAATAATAAATTCAAATTTAATTGCTCCATATATTATTAATACGTCTCATTTTTTTATACTTATTTTTACGCTGGGTTTTCATATAATATTATACTATCCCGACATTTCTTAGAATCTAATTCAATACATATATGTTTTAATACGTCAATATATGATTTATATCTATAATCTTTATAATAATAACCTTTTATTTTTTTCCAAT